GTCAATGACTGCTAACTCACCTTCATATTCTGCTATACAATCAACTCTACCTGCAAGACCAAGGTACTCAGAGTAAAGAGTTCTTTCTATAGCGTGTATGTTATTTATCTTATCCAGATATGGTGCTGCATGATGAAACATAAACTGGGTTGCTGGTTTAAAGTCATCCCAGTTTATTTCTTTGTTCAACATATAGAGTTCAACTGCCTCATGGAAATCAGTTCCACGAGCAGTTGCTTTCTTGGTAATACGATTTGCTTCTTCTATACCAACTCTCTTTCTCCACTTAACAAAAATCTCACGATTATAAAAAGAAGTTACTGAAGTAATAGAAGGAACCCAGCTTCCATCTGGAATCTGATACAGTCTACAACCTGGTGTCTCTTTCTTTTTTAATTCAATGTCACCTAAGAAATTACAATGGGTAAAAGTCATAAACCAATTTCCAATTTTGAAAGTAGATATTCCTTACACAATCCTGATCGAACAATATCATCAACTCCAAATTCAATAAGATCAACCGATGGCATAATCCTAAGAATCTTCATGAAGTCACCAATACCATTTCTTTCATTCTGTTTAATCAGATCAGTCTGGGTTGCATCACCACAGAACATAATCTTAGTGTTTTCACCTACCCTTGTTATTATACTATCAAGTTCATGAAAATTCAAGTTTTGAAACTCATCAACAAGAATGATTGCCTTATCAAATGTTGTACCACGAATGAATGAGGTACTCCAGAAGCCAATAGTTCCTTGAGTCTTAAGATTACCATAGAGCATTTCAAAGTCTGCTTCAGTTGGTAACTGGAACATGTACTTCACCATATTCTTATAAGGAATCTGATAAAGTAATGACTTATCCTCATGATCACCAGGTAAGAAACCTATCTCTCTGGTAGCAACAAGAGATCTTACAATGTATATCTTTTCGTATGGTGTAGATGGATCTAAGACATCACATAGTGCATTGTAAAGTGTAATGAAAGTCTTACCTGTTCCTGCTGCACCATAAGCAACAAGGTTCTTACCAGTTTCATAGGTATTGAACAATAGTTGCTGCGTCTCTGTTAAGGGTTCAATAGACCTCAACATATCAGCATTAATTGGTTTCTTCCTTTTCATCTGCTTAGTCGTTAAACCAACTCCAATAGGTTGGTCTGCTTTCTTTTTACGTGGCATACTGTTTAATTAGGATCGGTCATTACAGATTGAGTTGAAGACTCATAAGAGCCTTTCTTAGCTAATCTTCCAGAGATACCTCCAGATTTTTCAGCCTTCTTAAGAACTTCACCCCATCCAGGATTTTTATTAACTAGTTTATCTCTCCACTCACCAACCTCAACTCCCAAACCAGGCATGGTAGAAGGGTCAGAGTAATCTCTTTCCCAAGTAGGATTATCATCTTTCCATTGATCCCAATCATGGACACTCATCACTACTTCTTTTTGTTCACCACTCTCTTTGTTTATAACAGGGTATGTTGCCATATCAATACAATAAAGGTTTACGATTATTTATTAAACCCAGTCAAGGGCTTCTGATACTGCAGGGAATTGTTCAATAAAGACTTTCCTACATGCTTCTGCAATTAGCATGTGCTCTTTCTGAGTACCGTGTGCAGAACGTAAATTGATATAATGTATCCATGAACGACATGAACCAGTCATATAGATCCTTGTAGGAGTACATAAAGGTAGTACCATTCTAGCACACTCCTTAGCAACACCCTGACTAAGCATCTGTTCGTACAATGATTTGGCAGAACTAAACAAAGTAATCATTTGTTTATTAAATTTCTCTACCATCTCAGGATCTAAATCATCTGTAGAGTTCTGACGATTCTTTTCGTCCTGTCTACGAAGTTCTGGTAGATCAATATCACCTAATGCAGTACTAGCAGCATACCTTTGAGAGAACTCTTGATATGTAAAACTTCTATGTCTTAATATCTGTGCAGCAATAGCACGATTAGTCTCTATCTCCAAGGTCATAGAAGATTGCTCAAAGACACTCCAGTGATTGTGCTTAATACAATACTTCAATAATCCTGCATACTTTTCATTATCCTGATTAGATGGATTAGATACTCTGGCAATATAAGCCATAGTCTTTTCGGCATCAGGAGTAATGCTTACAAGTTTAACCGTCATCGTCTTCAAATACCTCGTCGTAATCATGAATCGGTGAATTCATCTCATTATAATTCTCATATTTATATGCGTCAACATCAGAATAAACTTCTGATTCTAATGCATCAACAAGAGACTTGAGATTTCTGACAATGAGTTTTAGTTTTTCTTTGTCCATATGAATCCTTTTCCGCATTATTATAGGACAAAAAAAGAGGGGTGTAAACCCCTCCTTATTTTAACTGCAAGGAATTGCCTTGCTTTTCACTTTGATACCACGATACATTAGTTCGTGATTTCTATGCTGAGATGCTTCAGCGAGTACTTTTTTGTTGTACTCATCAGAGTCATATGAGACTCCACGGTAAGTGACTTGTGCCATTGGCTTTCTCCAAAGTAGTAGGGATTTTTGCCCCGTTCCTTCAGTCGGCATTTGCGTCCTCAAAACATCCCTTCTCAGTAGCGTCTTGTATTACCTCAACCAACTCTTCTCTGTTAGGAGTTGTGAGTTTGATGTCATTGATAATACTCTTACCACTTTCACATGATAATAATGTAGCGAGAAGTAATTCCATGAGGATGAACGAACCCGTTCCGTGTCGGCTTACTTGCGACCTCTTATGAGGTTGAACGATATGTGCATATTAACACATCTATACTATATAGTCAAGTAGTTCTGTAACATGTGATACAGTTTTTAATCTGTCACAACTTCTCCTATAACCCAAGACTTTAAGTTATGTTTAGAAATAATATCTTGTGTATCTTTAACAACATCTTCTGGAACAATTAAACAATATCCTATACCCATATTAAATGTACTAATCATATCCTCTTGCGGTATCTCACCAGCAAGCATAATTTTACTAAACAATTCTGGTAATAGCCAAGAATTATAATCAACCTTTACACTATATTTTGATGGAATACATCGAGGAAGATTCTCTGGTATACCACCACCAGTAATATGTGCCATCCCTAAGATAGGAACTTCCTTTAATAGATCCTTTACTACAGGAGCATAGATCGTAGTAGGATTAAGAAGTTCTGGAGTATCATCAAGTTTTATCTTATGTCTCCATAACATATCCCTAATCAAACTATATCCATTACTATGAAGTCCATTACTTTCTATACCAATAATTACATCACCATTACGTATCAGAGTTCCATCTATTATAGCATTCTCCTCTACAACACCAGTACAAAACCCTGACATATCCTTAATAGGATCTACCATACTCATTCGTCTTGGATGTTCTGCTGTCTCTCCACCCAATAAAGAGCATCCAGAAATTTTACATCCCTCTGCTATACCATTAACTAATTCTGTTACCATTTCACCATGAAGTTTTATATCTGAAGTACAAATATAATCCAAGAAGTATAAAGGTTCTGCACCACAAGTAATCACATCATTGACACACATGGCAACAAGGTCAATACCTATACCACGCATTAAAGATGGATTACCATGTGCTTTTAATTCAGCAACATGTACTTTAGTTCCTACACCATCAGTACCAGAAACTAATATAGGACTTTCATATCCTTTAGGAATTCTCATCATCCCATTAAAACCACCATATCCACCCAAGACCTCAGGCCTATGAGTAGATTTAACGGTGTCTTTAATCTGATCTACAAAAGATCTTCCTGCCTCAATGTCAACTCCTGCATCCTTATAATTCATTTGCTATAAAGGTCTCCCATCTTTATCAAGTAAACCAAGTTTTTTAATTTCACTAAAGTTAGATTTCTGTTGTCTTTTTATCTTCTTATACTCCTGAATCAATTTGTCCACTTCATCCTTAGATATATTAACCTTTAATTGATTATCTTCATCTTCTTTTTTAACAAAACCTAAACCACTTTCCTTGACAGATGCTTCCTTGTCATCGACATAATCATTGATAACTTCCTGTATATTGTCACGAATGATTGCATCTATCTGCATTCTCAATTCATCATCGGATTGTTTCATCACTTCCTCCTCTTCTTTTTCTCAGGTGGTTTGTATCCATATTGATTTGGATTTACATTACCATAACCCCAATCAATTTTCTGAACAGCACCTTTCCCATACTTATCAAAATAGTAATCAAATACATTCACTTGTTTACCAGAACGAGTAACATCAAGATACTCCTTACCATCAACAACATAAGTTACATTGAAAGCATCACTAGGAAACTTAGGATCTCTTGCCTTTTCCATAGTGGTTTTCTCCAGAAGAACTTCACAAGAATAATCAGATGGATTAAACTTTTCTTCTTTCTTTTCTTCAGTCACTTTCTTATCTGTTTTTGTTTTAGTAGTCATGATCTACCACCCCAAGTAATATCTGGAAATGCTGCCTTGACATTATCAAAACTAATATCATAAAGATCAGTTAACTTACCATCCTTAACCTTAACTAAAAGTTCTGCCTCT